TTACCCATCGGAGCGGGACAGGAGCTTTTCTCTGAACTTGCAGTGGTCACTATATAACCACCTCGCTCTGCCGTGGATGAGTTTGGCTTTGGGGAGATCGCCGGACTTAATCCGGTCGTAAATGAAGGTTTTTCCAAAGCCAGTATCCGCCATGATGAATTTCAGATCAACAAGGCTATCTGGTTGCATCTCATGTTTCATCTTCCACCTCTCGTTACAGCCAAATGTTTACCACGTTCTTCAAACTCTTCCTGACAGTCAGCGCAGCGCTGGCAGCCCGCCACCAGTTCCCGGCGCCGCTCGGGTATCTGTTCCCCGCAGTCGCGGCAGTGAGTAGCTGAAACTGCCGCATGATTGATGCGCATGTTCTGGATGGTCATTTCCAGCCGGCGCTCTGCCAGCTCGTTGGCCTGATCGATGATTTCTGCGCTCATGCTGCACCGCCTTCGCTTTTTTCCGCTTCAACCGCCATCTGCTCAAGCTTTCGTGAAAGCTCGGCAGACAGTGCCTGGAACTCTTCCTCTGTCGCTACCGGGATCGGCACAAAACGAATGCCGATATGAGCGAGGCCATGTGCGGCCTCAAGGCATTTTCTTAAATCAACGGGAGAGGCTCTGTTCATGCGACACACTCCAGTTGAGAGAGTCCGCCACGGACCGCGTCAATGATGCGTTCGAGATATTGATAATTGTGGTTTGGCACCGCCGGCCATTTTGCATACCACGGCTCATCACCAAGCAGAGCAGGCAACTTATTACCGATGCGACAATCGCAGCAGCTTTCCTTCACATCCTCAGCGTTTTCTGCCTCTACCCACATATCCCTTGCTTCCTCAGCATCGATTTCCTGCTGACGCCTGAGTTTGATGATTTCACCCTTTACGAATTCAAGGTTGGCGTCGTTATCATCATCAACTGTGCTTTGCAGTTGCGGGTCGAAATAGCCGATAAGGTAGTCATTGCTGACACGCTTAATGAACTCCTGAACGGTGTCTCCACCCATAGCAAACCAGGCTCCGGTCCACGCCTTTCCGAAGCAGGTTACAGTGATGCGGCCCTTCCCTGGCTCGTAGTTTTCAATCATCACCCTGACAGGGTCGAGGCGTTCAACATCGGAAGTGGTAAGTGCCAGAACATCGCTTTTTTCTACCTTCATGATTCCACTCCATACCGCCCATTCATGCGGCCAATAACACTGACAAATTTCACCAGGCTGACACCCATCGGCTTTACCTTCTCGTAGTGCTTGCGAAGGATGGGGGGCATACAGCGTTCCACTTCGGTTTAGGCTTTACGCTCATCGCTTTGGTTATCTCTTCTGCGCAGCGACGAGCCTGGGCGCGGAGAGCGTTTTCTTTTTCTTCTGGCGTCATGCAGCCTCCAGATTCCCGATCCGCTTTAACTCAGCCAGCGATACAGTCGTGATGATGTGTCGCGGGGTGATGTACGGACGCCAGATAAACAGAAGCGAGCCTTTGGGGTTGCTCCGGCGCTTTCCTGTAACGGATGCCGGAACAAACTGAACACGGCCGCCGGTTATGAGTCTGAGTTCATCAGCTGATTGCATGGCTGAAATAAACCAGCCGGTAGAAATGTCAGCCGGTAACAACATCACTACGGCCTGAGACTGCGCCCGGGATTGCTTGGCTGCCTTTTCCACCCACGGCCCAATATCGGAATAGGGCGGGTTACACCATATCGCCCCGTATGACGTCCATTCACTGTTCAGCGAGTCATCCAGCTCAGTGAGGTAGTGAGCGCATAGCGCATTACTCTCAGAGGCTGCAGCATCCAGCCAGAAGCCAAACTCGCGGTCGAGCGCGTTGAAAATTTCAATCGGTGTTTGCCAGTAGTCACGTTCATTTTTTGGAGTTTTCGACCCGCCGAAATCAGTCATTGCGCACCTCTTTTCGTGTCTGCCTTTCTCATGCGGCATGGTCGTGGTTTTTTATGCTGGAAATTTCTTTCTCCAGCTCTTCCAGGAACTTTTTCACTTCGGACTCAATCTCATTTGCCAGTGCTTCGTCGAAGTGAATGCGCTTTTTGAAATAGGCGAGGTCTGGTGGTAGACGATCGTCGAAACTAACGAAATCACACCATTTACGCCCTGTGCACATCATCTGAGCGTGCATCTGCAGCAGGTACTGGCGTTTTGGCTCGCCAGTTTTTAAGGTCTCAAGATGAGTCCAGGTGTTGGGGCACTTAATTTCGATAAGCCCATCACCATTAACAAGCCCATCAGGGCTTGCTGCAAATCCTGGTATAGATGGGTGATCGATAAGCCCCACTTCAGTGATTTCGGCATCGAACTCATTCAGCGCATACATTTCGCGCGCTACCGGCTCGAGTTCTGTTCCGCGCATCATTGCGGCGTTGGAGAAACCTTCTTCAAGCTTCCCGGTGAGGCGCTGGCAAATCAGCTCGGCCATGTAGTTCTGTCGGCTTGCGGCATAGCCAGACTTGGTTCTGGCCATGACGTCAGCAAGGCGGCTGGCTGTGACTTTTCCGCAGCGAGCGGCAAACCATTCTGGGGTGCGTTGTTCCATCATTTATCCTCCGGCGCTGCGGCATCGACAGGTTCTGCGTTGTCGACTGCAAGGCTCATGTCATACATGCGACGCTTCTCAACCGCGCCGATAACCTGTTTCTCTTCTGCGCTTAACGCCACCCAGAATTCCTGATACTTAACAGTTCCAAGGCGTGCGGCAGACTCGCCTTTTGCGATCAGTTCCGGGCGGCGATCATCCGATTCATGCCCTACATGAACCTCTGTCGTACTCCCTTCAATGACACGTTCGGCTTCGTCCTGATCGAAGATGCCAGCAAACCCAAATGCGAGACGCGCACACTGGATCAGCGTCTTGTGACGAAGCATACGGGTAGGGTGGGACTGCCATGGCTGAGTGTTGCGTTTGCACTCTCCCATGTACTCAGTAACGATGGTCGGGTGTGTGCGGTCTTTCCGGTATATCTTGCAGGTACACGCGCCTTCTTCCTTGTCGTAGGCAAACTCCATTCCATCAAACTGAGGATGTTCGTTGATGATTCGAGCCCAGCCGTCAACGCCGACCACTGGAACAATTCCGCCTTTATCCGGGAATGCATAAATCTCCTTCGTCCACGGATTTAGTCCGTACTGGTTGGCGACGATCAGCAGTGCCGTGAACTGCTCATCAGTGACATTCCCACCCTTAAATGCTGTATTTTTCAGAGTGTTCATCAGGTCAGTTCCGGCATCCATGCCGAGGCGGGAGGCAAGCTTCCCGGCCATTGTAGAAAGTGCTGTGCTCATAGAATTCCCCTCAAAGTTAAAACGGGCAGCCGGTGCGGTGGTCCCAGTCATATTCCGCCTGGGCGTAAGCTACTGCCGAGATGAGATCGTTATATGCCTCGCCAGCTGCATCGCTGCGGAGGCCTTCGTATGGGCTTTTGTCCATCGGCACAGAGAAGCGGAACAGGCCTGACGGCTCTTTCGGCAGGGCGTCGATAATTTCCTGCGCCCGATCGTCAATCCACTTTTGCTTCTCTTCGGTTAGCGACTGTTCAGCCCATTTCCTTTCTTCGATAGCGTCGTATGCGCGGTATGCGTTCATAAGCACCTCAGTAACTGATACCGGTATGGGGAATGCGGCCGTCTTTAACCGCTGTAAGCACCTCGATAGCCTGATCCCGAGTAAGGCTGGTATTGGCCAGAAGAGCTTTGACGATTTCAGTGCCTACAGCTTTGCGGTGCTTAACGTCGGCTTCGCGGCGAGCCTGCTCATCGGCTTTACGTTTCTCCTCAGCCAGGCGGGCCTGTTCGCGTTGCTCTGCCTCGCGGCGGATGCGATCGGCTTCTTCCTGAGCTTTGCGGCGCTCCGCTTCGATAGCGGCCAGCTTGTCAGCCTCAGCTTTCTTCTCGGCTGCAATGCGATCTCGCTCTGCCTGCTCAGCTTGTGCTTTCAACACAGCTTCGCGATGCGCCGCTTCTTCACGTTCACGCTGTGCGCGCTGCTCAACTTCTCGGGCTGCTGCGGCGGCTGCCATTCGCTTAATTTCTTCTTCATGGGCAATGCGCTGGCGCTCAGCCTCAGCTGCTTTATCCGCCTGCTCTCGGTCGAAAGCGTCATTCATCAGCATGGCCATTTCGTGGTCAGACTCAATCCGAGCTGCCAGCTGCCGATCGAACTCTTCATTCATGGCCAGTGCTTCGACGTGAAGGGCGTTCATGGCTTCTTCGGCCTTAATGCGTTCCTGCTCCGCCTCCCATTCGGTCAACGGGCGACGCACTTCATCTTTCAGTGCATCGAGACGCTCACGGACAACGCGGCGGCTTTCATCAATCTGCTTTGGCAGCGTCTTCAGCTCAGCGACCAGGGCTTTACCTGCGTTGTCGATGTAGGTTTTAGAGCGCGCGACCTTGTGAGCCATGGATGCGATAGCATCGCGGCCTTTTTTGGTGGTCACGTCCGGCACCAGACTGCGAGCCTCTTTTTCGATCGCTTCGATAAGCGGATCGAGTTGGTCGTTATTGGTGAAAACCGCCATCGCGTTCTTTTTCTCGATGACGACTAAATCCATTATTTCGCTCATGGTTTCCCCTGAAATTTGGTTGTAAGAATCCCGGCACCGTATTGGCTGCCTGATAGCTCAGTTAAATTCGTGCGCTGATATGCGCGGTTAATGCGTCCCGGCTGGAACCAGATTCGGCAGCAGGTCGCGTGCCTCAAATGCTTTGCGAATGTGGCGCAGGTTGCCCTGTGGCTCGAACCAGAAGGTTTCTTTCAGGTAGTCACGTGAAACCTTCCAGGTGGCGCCAGTTTTAGCGTTACGCATCATCACGGCGCGTCCGCTGTTAGGAATTGAGTTAGCCATTGAACCCCCCCGTAACGTGCAGAATTTTGATAACAACAGCCGACCAGATAACGCCGCAGATCAGCAGGCAGTAAATCAGTGAACGAATGCCTTGTTTGCTCATTTTCCACCCCAGCACTGAATGCTAACTACGAGGACTGCAACCAAAAACGGAACGACCTTTAACCAAAAATTACGCCATGCAGGCTTGTCTTCTTCGCGGATCATCTCTTCACCCTTGCCTTAAAGCCGGCCAGCTGAGCGTTGTTGCGATTACCCGGCGTTGCCGGTGTTGTTTGGATGAGGTAATAATACTCCGGGTATTATTTTATATCAATACCGCTAGTATTATAATATTTAATAAAAATACTAAAGGTATGATTTTAAAGTTAATTTATTTTTGTAAAGAGTGCTGTTATGCTCAAAAAAACATCAGTAAGGGTGGCGGCATGTCAAATGAGGATGAGTTTTTCGCAGAAATGCACCCGCAGATAGCGCAGGTTATCGGGATAGCGGTTATGCAGCTGCTGGTTGAGAAGCGCGAGCCATCAAGAGAGGCGCTGATAGAGATGATTCAGGTGCTGTGGCAGGGTGACCAGGTAGATCTGGCAGTAGAGCTGGCACTGGATGTGCTGATGCTGAGGGAAGAGTAGGGCAGTAACAACCCGGCGCGGTGGCCGGGTTAACGTCTACTACCAGTTCGGTAGCTCACGCAAAGAATACTTAGGCTTTCCATTACCTACCTGAGTGCAGAGGAATTTTGCAATAACTTTTTCTCCGCGGTGATCGTTGATAATGTCTGGATTGTCTATGTAATTACTGATTTTCGCTACAAAAATTGATTTAGATTCATCATGCTCCATAATAAACTCGCATTGACGTTTATGAGGAAGGGCTCCCAAGAAGCTAACTTCTAATAACTGCAAATCTTCTTTAACACTATCTTTACTTAGCTTGAGGACCGCTCTTTCAATATCATTGATATTGTTTGCAACAAGCGCTTGGTTGTTATGCCTTAAAGTAAAAGTTGCTTTGTTATCAAATAGTATTTGTATAAATCCACGTATTTTATCTAAAGCTCGGTCATCCAAATCACTAATCGCCTCAGCTAGACCATCATCGTCTCCCCTTATACTCATTTGCAGGATAGATTGAGTCTGGTTCAGAGCTTTTTGAACAGAAGATTCCTCATCAAAGTTAAGCGGGGCATCTGGCCTAAATTCCTCAAGTGTAAATCCAAAAGAACCTTTGGCTGTTCCAGTAATCATAAGCAAATTATTTTCAAGATTTGGAATTTTACCTTTGGCCGGTAATTTCCCTGAAAATGAAGATGCAACATGAGAAACCGCATCATTAAAGGCGTTAACTATTTTGGTTCCGAAATTTGCAGCTATGCCATATGTACCAAGTACAGGGGCTCCTCTAAATGTTAAAGTGGCTTTAACTGGCGGATGCTCATCGATAACAATATGAGAAATCTCATCATTTAGCTCATGGAGCCTGCTTTCAAGGCTCATTTTGCCAATAATGTCATCATCAGTAGTGGTTTCTAAAAGAGACAGGATTGAGTCCCGCTCACTTAGAACGAACAAGTAATCGTCGCGATTCATTGCTCACCTCCTTCTGATAGCATTGTTTCTAAAATGGTTAATGCCTGTTGATCCAGTGTAATATCTAGAGGAATCTGCAAGAATCCCTTCCATGTAAGATCCCTTCTATGAGACCACATACTGTACCAATATACAGTCCTTTCTACAAGCTGCTCCTTAGAAACGCCCAGTGACTGGAAGTAAGAATCAACTCTAAACTCTTGCTTTCTCCACTTACCCATATGTGGCACAAACAGATTCGGGTTACGCATAACGACATCTTGCTGCGTTTCGTTAAACGCCAAATTAAAAAAAGTCACAACATCAATGTCATTTGGCGGACGTTTTTCAATGAGTTCAACATCTTCTATGAAACTACCATCGATCCATTGAAAACCATCCGTTAACCCAGTTTTATTAATTTCTTTACGAAATTTGATGAAACCGAGTAAGATCTCGATCCTTTGTGGGCTTGTAGCGTACCGCTCTACAAATTTTAATATATCTGTCTTATATGGGGAGCGATAGGCGCTGGTTGGATGCTCCATATCCATTGGTGGGATTACACCAATTTCATTCCAGTTAGGAATTTCCTGAATCACCATGCTGTGGCCTTAAATTTCTTATTGGTTGTAAGAAAAAATGTCATTATTTTCAATGGAGTCATTGATTTTTTTATCGCTTTATCAATATGACTTCTCTCGCTCGCTTAATCAGAGCCTTTCTCTGAAATTTCATCAGGGATCGCATAAAATTATTGTTTGCCTCATTCACTGCGCGAGCGAAGCCTTTCCTTCATTTACTTCTCGTACATGTTATCTAGCCTTCCACCTGAGTCGTAAATATACAATCATTCCCTGTTGTTTTAGGTGGCTTCTTATCCATGCTTCCTGTACGTCTGCGGCATGCTGCCGATCACACAAGCCTTAACTTAGTTTCTACGGCCACACCAATGATTCGACAGTTTCCGTTGATGGGAACCAATGGCCATTGAGGGTTTAAGCCCTTCAGGTACTTCTGGTCACCATCAATGATCAGTTTTTTGAATGTCGCCTCGTTTGATTCCGAGAGTTTTGCAATAACGAGACTTCCGTTGACCGGCTCCCTTCCGGTATCAAAAAGAACATATGTACCCTCTGGTATGCTGAGCCCGACCGGGGCAGTCATGGATTCCCCCTCGACCAACAACCAGAACGCATCCCCCTGGATGTGAGCGTCTGATTCGAGCCATAGATCGATATCTTTAAGTGCATACGGCTCGCACGCTTCCGACCAATGCCCAGCCTGAATCTTGCTTAATACAGGGTATTTAATGCCTGGGGTGTACTGGCCTACATACTTGGCATTCGATGTAGCGGCAGCACTCATTGCAGATATTTCTTTCGCAAGGCTGGGGCTAAAATCAGAGACATCCACCTGGAGGGCTCTGGCAAAAACAGCAGCCACGGCAGCATTAAGGGCATTCCTGCCATTCAAGTAATGCCCAACGCCACCCTGAGATATGTCTAGCATGTCAGCTATTGATTGCTGTGTTATCCCAAGCTCTTTTTTCTTGGCTTCATAGAGGGCTTTCAGCCTTTCTGCGTCAGCGATCTGAGCCGATGTCAGTGTCTTTTTCTTTTCCATTTTCAAATAGTAATACCAATGCTCTTATTTTAAAAATACTTGCGGTATTGCAATGTTTAATACTTGTGGTATTGTTTGCTCATGAGTTGATAGGAGCTAACCACATGAAAATTTCTTTAGCTGAATACGTTGACGAAGTTGGACAGGCAAGAGCTGCTGATGCCATCGGCGTTCACCAGACCGCAATTAGTAAAGCTATCCGGGTAGGACGGAAGATTTTCGTTAACACCCTGCCTGATGGAAAAATTAAGGCTGAAGAGATCAAGCCTTTCCCACATAACAGAAATCCTGATTAAACAAAGCTGAATTGAGCAGTCAGCGGGTTCTGACTGAGTAATTCAGCCATTCCAAACAACACCAGAGGAAGTATCACAAATGGAGAGTTCAACGACACGCAACAAAGTGGAGGCTCGCAGGATAGAAAGCTGGTTACACAGCCAGATAGCTGAACTGGGAACCACGAATATCGCCAAAGTGGCCGGAGTGAATAAGTCGACGGTGAGTCGCTGGCGGGAAAGCCTGCTGCCGAACATGTCGCTACTGCTGGCCATACTGATTTCTAACAGGCCGGGAGAGAAAGGTGACTTTGAAGCATAAGTGGGAACAGAAAGGCGAAAGCCGCAGTGCGCGAACACTAACGGCTTTCTACGCGAATTAACTGAACAAATTCACAGGAGTAATTATGGCAAATACTGCCGAAGTAATCAATTTCCCTGTGCCTGTCGTGGCACTACAGGAGCTGCGCGTGGCAGATCTCGACGATGGGTTTACGCGCATCGCCAATGAGCTCCTTGAAGCTGTCATGCGTGCGGGTCTGTCGCAGTATCAGCTTTTGGTGTTCATGGCTGTCATGCGCAAAACATACGGTTTCAACAAGAAATCTGACTGGGTCAGTAACGAGCAGCTCTCGGAGCTGACCGGCATTCTCCCGCATAAGTGCTCAGCTGCAAAAAGCGTCCTGGTTAAGCGGGGGATATTAACTCAAACCGGTCGTGTTATCGGGATTAATAAAACGGTCAGCGAATGGTCATCTTTACCCGTAAAAGGTACAGAAAAGAAACATTACCTGAAAAAGGTAACATTACCCGAATCAGGTAAGAAAAGTTTACCCGAATCAGGTAACGCCTATTACCCGAATCAGGTAAACACAAAAGACAAACATACAAAAGACAATAAAGACAATATTAATAACCCCCCTAAATCCCCCCGGGCGGTTTCGTTCGATGCGTTAGCTGTTCAGTTGCCTGACTGGCTTTCTGCAGAAATCTGGTCGTCATGGGTGGCATATCGTCGCGACCTGAAAAAGCCGATCAAGTCTCAGCAGACGGTCACCCAGGCTATCAACCTGCTGGACCGCTGCAGACTGAACGGTTACTCGCCCGAAGAAATTATCAACCGCAGCATCGCCAATGGCTGGCAAGGCCTGTTTGAGCCAAATGGTGCCAAGCCTCAACCAAGTCAACAGGTGCGAGTTGCCGAAAATTTCTCAGGGAAGGATTACGGGCAGACTGAAATCCCATCATGGGCGAGGGACTGATCATGGAACTGGAAGAAAAAATCACTGCCATTGAGCGGATGCTTGATCAGCTGAGTAAGCCACCGGAAGACATCCCGAATTGCGAGGTGGTTATCGAGCGCGTCTGTTGCGAAAAACATGGCGAGTATGAGCAGCGTAAGCGGATCCTGACCAGCAGCATCATCAATCTGCCATCACCGCCGACACGCTGCCCGGGCTGCCTGCAAGACGAACTGAATTTTCTGAAGGATGAAAAGGTTCGCTGGGATAAGCGAGTTCGCCAGCAAACTGCAGAAAGGCTGCTTCGCCAGCTGGACATACCAGAGCGATTCTCCACGTGCACTCTGGACAGCTACAAGCCTGTTGGGAAGGATTCTGAGCGAGCATTACGGGTCTGCCAGGCCTACGCATCGAAATGGACTGATCGCCTCCAGCAGGGCGGTGGGTTGGTTATGTGTGGCAAGCCTGGTACCGGTAAAAACCACCTTGCGCTGGCCATTGCCCGTCATGTGATTGAGCACCACCAAAGCTCAGTCATTTTCACGACGGCGCTGAAGATTGCCCGGGAGTTTAAATCGACCTGGTCAAAAACAGCCACGCGCACTGAGGATGAGGTGATCCGCTACTTCACGAAGCCAGACCTTCTGATTGTCGATGAGGTTGGTGTGCAGTTTGGCAGCGAAGCCGAGAAGATGATCATGTTTGAAATCATCAACACCCGCTACGAGCGCCTGAAGCCGACGATCCTGATCAGCAACCTGCCGAAGGATGAGCTGACGCAGTTTATCGGCGAGCGCGTCATCGACCGCATGAACGACGGCGGCGGCTGCACGATTTCGTTTACCTGGGACAGCTATCGGGAGAACCGGTCATGACAGGAAAAGACGCAATTCTGAACTACCTGAAAACGCATAAAACCTGCAGCTCTCCAGATGTCGCCGCGGCTTCCGGGATGACGCATACCTGCATCAACCAGGCTGCCAATATCCTGGCAAAGCAGGGGGTACTGGTAGCGGAAGCTCGGGTGTGGCGGACGGTTTACTACCGGCTGGCCACTGAAGAAGAAATTTCAGGCAGGAAGAGCACCAATCAGATTTTCAACGAGTGTCGGCAAAGCCCGGCGATGAAACGGGTACTGGCTGTTTACGGGAGAACATCAGCATGACTATCACATTACAGGCAGTAAACGAGCTCATCGCCGCTCTGGAGAGCGCTGGCGAGCTGTCGATCAGAGAGCGGAAGTATCTGGACGTTATGCGCTGGGCGATTCGTGTTGCTGGCGAGCGTGATGCGGCGCTGAATGCAGAGCGTGTATGGGAAAAGACCATGATGGAAGCTTGCGGCGAGGATGGCCCTGCGTCGGTAGCCAACGAAATTCGCTCGTTGCGGGCTCTACGGGATACGGCAATTCAGGCGCTTAAGTCTCAGGTTGAGCAGCTGTCTGCGGAGAATGTGGCGCTGAAGGCAGCCGTTGCGGAAGAAATTGAAGTTATCAATCGTGGTGGACAGCGGTATTGCGTGAAGGACGGCATGTCTATAAACCCGATATATGCGCGCGGATGGAATGACCACCGGGCTAATTTGACAGCAGTAGAAACCCCCGCCACAGATCGCTTCGTAGTCGGGATTAAGGCTGATGGGGTGGAAGAGTTTGCAGCGATGACAGAAAAAGTTGGTGATGAAGAGGAGTTTTACGATCACGGGGAGTCTTCTGAGACGCTGAAATACACGGCTAAGCAAGCAAGATTATTCGCCCAGCAGCTGCGCGATGGGGCCGACAAATGACCAAATCAACCATAACCAGAGAGCGAATAGCTCAGATAGCAAATCCTGGCGCATGGGTGAAGTGTACGCACGAAGAGGTGCAGGAACTAGCCCGCATGGCTCTGGCCGCAATGGACAGCGAGTCTGAGTGTTTGCCTATCGACTACCTACAGGGACACAAAGACGGTCTGGAGTGGGCCGCCAAACTGGCGGAAGCCAACCACCCTGAAACCGGAGACTGGCTTTACGATGACCCTATCGAGCTGGCAAAAGCTATTCGCAAAGGTCCAGATATGCCGCCAGCGCAGCCGGTAGCGGACAGCGAGCCGGTGGCGGTAATTGACCTGGCTAACCTTGATTATCTCCTAAGTGGTGCTGATGCCGATGTGTGGCCTCCTGAGCGCGAAGAGATGGGAGATGTGCTTCTCTATCGCCACGCGCAGCCAGCGACGGTAGTGCCGAAAGACCATCAAATCCGCGAACTGGTTAATCAGTTGCGCGATATTGCGATTGAATATCATGGGACACAGCAACTTCGTGAACGCATTGCGCGGGTTCTACGCGCCGCCATGCTCAACGGAGGTAAGTCATGAAATTCGAAGAATGGTTATCGCAACAAAACGGCGTCATTGAGGTTGATTGCGGCTGTGTTACCTCTGAAGCTTTTTATCACTGGATGCGCGTAGCTTATGAGGCTGGCAACTCTCAGGTGATTCCGGATGGTTGGACATGCAACGATAAAGCAAACGCAGCGCTGATGATGCTTGATCGGATTGAAACGGTAGACCCTGTTGATGATGACCGTATCGACAGCATTAAGCGCATTGTTCGTGAGCTCGCAGCCGCCCCGCAGTCTCCCGGCAGTGACCCTGCCACCGTGCCGGGTAAATGGATTCCGGTAAGCGAGCGGATGCCGGAGAATGATGTATCTGTTCTCACATTCGACGGAATGTATAAGCGAGTTCATCATGCCATGTATGGTCATTGGCAGTGCTGGGAGCCAGAGAAAATCACCCACTGGATGCCGCTGCCAGCAGCGCCGCAGGAGGTGAGGTGGTGACCAAGTGCAATGCTCTGCTTTATGCCATGGTGATTGGCTTCGGCCTGGCTGCTGGTATCCGGGTTTATATTGCCTGGGAGTCATTAATCAATCTGGCGTGGAGTGCGATTCGTGGCTAAATCCCCCGCCGAACGCAAAGCCGCGCAGGAGGTAAAGATCTGTTTGGCTGGAAGTGAGGGCGTGGTAATGTGTTTACCTATTCTTCATTTGCTTAGGTGGCGTGAAAATGCTGTATACAGTGACGTTCAATGAGACAGAGCGGAAGGAAGATATTGAACTTAGCGCGGATGTCAGGGCGGGTGATTTGCTGTCATTAACGCTCGATGGCGTGAAAGATGACTACACGGTGATGACAGTAGGCGGTCCTATCATTGGCAATACCTGTGTCCCATCAATAATCCGGGTAAAAAAAGCTCAGAAATAATAATGTATAATCCCCTCCACAGCAGAGGGGATTTTTATGACAAACAAAAAAATGACACCTGCCGAAAAGCTCAAAGCTTCGCGGAAGCGGTATAAAAAAATCTGGCTTCAACTGGATATCGCTAACGCCAAGCGATTTGGCGAGAAAGAAGTGCTTTCCGTTGACACCTACAGATCGCCCTATGAAACGCGCAAGAAAAGAGGGAGGACAGCAGATTGACAACATCATCCTGGAACATAGCAGCCAAATCGAAAGACGAGCAGGACAAAGTCAACGTTGACCTCGCCGCGTCCGGCGTCGCTTACAAAGAGCGCCTGAACATGCCGGTTGTCGCCGAAGTGGTGGCCAGAGAGCAGCCTGAACACCTACGCGAGTATTTCATGGAACGTGTCCGCTACTATCGTGAACAGAGCATCCAGTTACCACGCGCATCCGATCCGCGCTATCTGGAAATGGCAGAGCAGAACTCTAAGAAGTGATTAAACAAGGAGAAAAGAATGGTTCAGGTCTTACTTATTGGCGGCAATCGTGACGGTGAAATAGAAGAGAGAGAGTTCCAGCGTGATGGTGTTATTGTGGATTACACCCCCACCATTGTGAGTTCTCGCTCCCCGCACACAGAAGTGCGCAGTGCTCCTCGATACATAATGGATTCAATGAGGATTGATGGGGAATACTATGCTTTTGCAAGTTGTAAAAGCATTGAAGGGTCTGAGATAGAGCGCTTAATAAAGGCATCAAAGCTGAAACCAATGTAATTCAATCATCGACCGCACATAACCCGCTTACTGCGGGTTTTTATCTCCTATGCTCATTTTGCTTTTATCCCCGTAACGGGCGATAATTACCTCGTCAGCCTGAGCAACTGACACGATTATCCGGCGCCAAGTGGGGACACATGGCGCACAAAACCTTACAGCAATCCCTGTCACCGATGGCGAAGGCCACCGGCGATTTTCTGCATTCAGCGTTTAGCCTCTGCGGAGGTGAAGCGTGAAGCAACAATTCTGCCTTATCAACGACAACGTTAAGCGTAACGTCGTCAACTTCATCCAGTCTCTGCCCGTCGACCACCGATCGCCGCTGATTATCGAGGCGCGCGAAGAAAGCCGCACCGACAAACAGAATCGCCTCATGTGGCCACTTTTGAAAGACCTGAGCGATCAGGTGATCTGGCACGGCGAAAAGCTGGAGCCAGCGGAGTGGAAAGACCTCATCACCGTGCTGGTCAGCCAGATGCAAAACCCGGAGCGTGAGCAGAAATCCGCCCCGGGTATCAACGGCGGGCGCGTCTACTTCGGCGTTCGCACCTCTCAATCCAGCAAGCGCTACATGGTCGAGGTAATCGAGGCGATCTACTGGTTCGGCACCGAGCACAATGTGAAGTTCAGCGAGAAGTCCAGCAGTCGGATTGCATGGGCCCAGGAATGGAGGGCTTCGCATGCACAGTCTGCTCGCTAAGGTCATGGATCGCGGCATCTTCCGCGTGCCGGCGAGCCGCAAGCGCAAGGTCGAAGTTAAGCCTTCCGACATCCCGACCATGAAAGACTACACCGCCCGCCTGGTCGATAAGAAGTGGCTACGCCTGAGAGCAAGGAGGCCGCATGCTTAAACGTACTCAGCGCCGGTGCAAAATCTGCCGGGCAAAATTCACCCCAGCATTCGAAAACCACCGTTGGTGCTGCCCTGAGCATGGAGCTGAATTTGCCATGCAGGAACTGGAGAAGAAGCGCGAAAAACAGGCCCAGGCGAAAGCGAAGAAAGAGCGCGCAGCCTGGCGCAAGCGCAAAGCCGCGGTGAAGCCTCTCCGACACTGGGAAGACATGACCCAGCGCGTCGTTAACGACTATATCCGCGAGCGTGACCACGATCTGCCGTGCATCAGCTGCGGCACATTCGAAACAGTTCAGTGGGAAGCAGGTCATTACAGATCCCGCGGGAAAGCATCTCACCTGCGCTACAACGAGGACAACATTCACAAGCAGTGCCATCACTGCAACGTGCAGATGTCAGGTAACCAGCAGCAGTACCGCATCGGCCTGGTAGAGAAAATCGGCGCTGAGCGCGTCGAGGCGCTCGAAAACAACAACACCCCTCACCGATACACCATCGAAGAACTGGAAGGAATCAGGCGCCATTACAGCGCGCTACGCCGTGCGCTCATAAAACAACGGGAGGCCGCATGAACCAGCTCGCCATAGAACGCATCCGCGAACACTGGCAAAAGCTCCGCCTCTGCCGGCACCGAGGCACCGTACTGGTTGACTACCGAATTTTGAAGAATTTCGTTCGCATCTATCAGACCCTGGGAGAGACAGCATGAAACTGGAATTAACCAACGAACAGCACCAGTGGATAGATCAGTGGCTCCAGCTTTGGGGCGCATGGTGCCAGACAGGGAAGATAGACAAGGCGATGATAAATATGATTGCCAAGTTCATGGCCACGGTTGAACCGCAAGTACCATCAAGGCCTGTATGCAGCGATGATGATGGGTTGCTGATTGATGCCGTAATCCGGCATTACCTGAAAAACGTAGATGAGAACGCATGGAAGGTAATTTTTGCCTATTACGTCTGCAACTCAAGCGAGATAAGGATCGCCTCATGGCAGCATGCTGTGAGCAAGCCTCGCCTGATGAAGACGCGCGCCGGAAACCAGTATAAGCACCCGAGCATTTCAACCATCCGCCGGGAAGTTAAGCAGGTTATCAACGCGGCACTCTTCTGTCTGTACCAACCGCTGCAAAATGCGTTTAACGATCGCGATAGTGTGAGGAAAATTGCAAAAAATAGTCATAACGTGCTTGCATTTCAATGAACAAATGAGCAATATATTTAGTGTAGGTTGCCGTATTTGCGTTTGACCTATCAGAACACCGAGCCTCGCCATCGTGCGGGGCTTTTTCATGCCTGTGATCCGGTCAGGGCTCTTGGGTAGAGACGTGCTGCACGACACGTCAAAGCCCTTCCGCGCAGAGCCCTGAACCAGATTGCATCTGTCGTAGTTTGGTAATTACATCTGGCTTCCAACCAGAAAATGCGGGTTCGATCCCCGCCAGATGCTCCAATCCCTCTACCTTGGGACCATTACGGCTACCGCGCCGTCGCTTTTACCCTTGGTATTTCTTCCCGCCTTGAGCGGGTTTTTTATTGAGCATGCCCAGACCCTCGGGAATCATCCCCGACGTGCTTTGTTGATAAATCAGCCCGCAGGGTCTGGGCCTCTTTTCCCCTTTACGCACAGCGCCATCCGTCATCAACGGAGGTGAGGTTATGACAAAAATGAGCACCATTTACAGCAGACTTTCATACGGCACCGGGACCGCACTGACGGGCTGCGGTGTCTCAGCAAAGGCGTATGCCGGGGCAGTTAAGGCAGAGGTATGGATTTTGGCCGACAAAATAGCGGGGATGACCCTGAGTGACTGGGCAATTATTGTCGGTATCGCCTGCACCATTACCACCTGTGGGGTGAACTGGTACTACAGGCGGAAAGAACGCGAGGATCGGCTCAATGGCTATGACACCAAAACTGAGGAATAGCGTTATCGCTGCCATCGGCGGTGGCGCCATAGCCATTGCTTCTGCGCTCATCACCGGCCCAACTGGTAACGATGGTCTTGAAGGTGTGCGTTATGACCCCTATCAGGATGTGGTAGGCGTATGGACTGTCTGTTATGGCCACACTGGCAAAGATATCATGCTCGGCAAGAAGTACACCGAGGCTGAATGCCGTGCGCTGCTCAGCAAAGACCTGAACACCGTTGCTCGCCAGATTAATCCTTACATCCAGAAGCCGATCCCCGAGACAATGCGCGGGGCTCTGTACTCGTTCGCGTATAACGTTGGCGCTGGCAACTTCCAGACCTCCACGCTGCTGCGAAAAATCAACCAGGGCGACCAGAAAGGCGCATGTGACCAGTTGCGCCGCTGGACCTACGCCAAGGGCAAACAGTGGAAAGGCCTGGTAACTCGCCGCGAGATTGAGCGCGAAGTTTGTCTCTGGAGTCAAAAATGAGCCGGTTAACCGCCATTATCAGCGCCATTGCGATCTGCCTGGTTGTTTGCCTTGGTTGGCTGGCAATGCATTACCGCAACGCTGCTGCTGAGCAGAAAACCAGAGCCGATAGCGCTGAGCAGCAGGTAAACGCAGCACAGGCGATCACCTCCAACGTTCTGACCACCATGACCATCTTCAACACCATCGCCGAGGCCAATCAGCATGCAAAAGAGCAGATCGCACTGGACGCATCGGGAGCCTCGGCTGATATCCGGGTTGCTGTTGCGAATGATGATTGCACTAATCGCACTGTGCCTGCTGGCGCAGTTAAGCGGCTGCAGCAATACGCGAACGGTCTACGTCAAAGTGCCGGTGGTCCCGTTACCAGCCAGCCTGACGGCTGACACCCCGCAACCGGAAATCCCCGACAACCTGACGTGGGGCCAGAGCCTGGATTTAAACGTCAGTCTGCTATCAGCGCTTGGCCAGTGCAACAGGGATAAGGCCGATATCAGGCAAGCAGAATCAAAACGTCAGTAGGGCATTACAGAGCCACTTCAAGAGGTGGCTCGATAATGTCAAGCGAGGACAAAATTATGGCAACACCGGACTGGGAGGCCATCGAATCGGCATACCGGGCCGGAGTCCTTAGTCTCCGTGATATAGGCGATAAATACGGCGTTACTGAAGGGGCTATCAGGAAGAGGGCTAAAAAGTTTGATTGGGTACGCAAGGCCAGTACGCAGGTACGCAAAAATGGTACGCAAAGTGGTACGCAAAAGAGTAAGGCGCGTACCAGCGAAAAGCCTGCCAGCTCTGGCCGTACGCAAAAAAGTACGCAACCAAAATCCGAACCTCCACCAGATACGAAACCGATACGCGGGGTGCGTACCGATCCGCCGACCAACCCATTCCAACCCGGCAACCAGCAGGCGTTAAAGCATGGTGGCTACGCCCGCCGCCTTCTGCTTAAAGATGAGGTCATTGAAGACGCGAAGGCGTTGACACTCGAAGACGAATTATTTCGCCTTCGGGCTAACAACCTTGTCGCCGCAGAGAATATTGGCCGGTGGTTGACCAAGCTGGATGATGCTGAAGGGGACCAGGAAAGAAAGGTGTTGATGGAAAATATCAGCGCCGCCGAGAAGGCGATGATGCGCAATACCGTTCGTATTGAGTCCATCGTCGGCACGCTTGCGACGGTAGGCAAAATATTTGCTGATACAGACTATCGCAAGGCTGCTACTGATAAGGTGTCGCTGGAGGCTGATCGTCTTCGCCGTGATGCAGGTATTGATGATGGCAACGGAGAGCGTGACCTCAATGACTTCTACTCTGACATCCAAACCGACGCTGAATCCGGTCCTGCGTAGCTTCTGGACGACGCAGGCGCGTAACAAAGTGCTTTATGGTGGCCGGTCATCGTCAAAATCGTGGGATGCCGCTGGCATAGCCATATTTCTGTCGAATAAATACAGCCTGCGCTTTTGCTGTGCACGTCAGATCCAGAACAAAATTGAAGAGTCGGTATATACCCTGCTCAAAATTCAGATTGACCGCTTTGGCCTGCGGCATCGCTTCCGCATTCTGAACAACAAAATCATTAACCGGGTGACCGGGTCTGAATTCGTCTTTTATGGGCTCTGGCGCAACATTGAAGAGATTAAGTCTCTGGAAGGTATCAGCGTTCTTTGGCTTGAAGAGGCCCACGCGCTGACGGAATACCAGTGGAAGATACTGGAGCCTACCATCCGTAAAGAGGGCTCAGAGTGCTGGTTTATCTTTAACCCCGGACTGGTGACTGATTTCGTGTGGCGTAACTTTGTGGTCGATCCGCCAGAAGATACGCTGATACGCAAAATCAACTACGATGAAAACCCCTTTTTGTCCGACACCATGCTGAAGGTTATCGAGGCCGCTAAGCGCCGGGATCCGGATGGGTTTAAGCACGTCTACGAAGGTGTGCCAGAGTCGGATGATGATGCGGCCATTATCAAGCTGTCATGGATTGAGGCGGCCGTTGATGCCCACAAAGTCCTTAATTTCGAGCCGAGCGGGCGTAAGCGTATTGGCTTCGACGTTGCTGATAGCGGCGCCGATAAGTGCGCTAACGTCTATCGTCACGGCTCCGTCGTGTACTGGGCGGATGAGTGGAAGGCGAAAGAAGACGAATTGCTGAAGAGCTGCCAGCGTACCTATCAGGCGGCACTGGAGCGTGATGCTGATATCGTCTACGACTCAATCGGCGTTGGGGCATCTGCTGGCGCGAAATTCTCAGAAATTAATGAGGATCGTAAGCGCGAAAATATGAATGCATCCCGCATCAATTATCAGCGATTCAATGCTGGCGCTGGTGTGAATGAGCCGGACTACGAATATATTGGCATCCCGAACAAGGATTTTTTCGCCAACCTCAAAGCGCAAGCCTGGTGGCTGGTGGCGGATCGCTTCCGTAACACCTTCAACGCGGTAAAGAACGGCGAGCAGTACCCGGTAGATGAGCTGATAAGCATCGACTCATCCTGCCCGCTGCTGGAAAAGCTCAAGCTGGAACTTACCACCCCGCACCGTGATTTTGACAAAAACGGTCGCGTGATGGTGGAAAGCAAGAAAGACCTCGCAAAGCGTGACGTACCATCGCCGAACGTGGCCGACGCGTTCATCATGGCGTTTGCTCCAACCGATACGGCAATGGATATCTGGGAAGCGCTGGGAAACAGCTAAATACCTGGAAATAACCGTTTCACGCAAAATTCACGCTATTCATTTTTCGACCCTGTTTATGCATGTTTTATTCACGCGCTTTTAGCCACTTAACCCCGATAAATAAGCCTTTGGCGGACATTTCATCATGGGAGGGATCCGGCTGGTGCGGGTAACAGTCATTATGTTAAATCGGGTCATTTTTTAACAAATTATCCTATCCGCCACGAGTACCAAAAAAGCCGGAGAATAGTCACCATGGCGAAGAAAACAGGACGAGTCGCCACGGCGGATTCGTACGATAACTTTGTTGCCCGTGTCGGTATGCAGCAGCCTAACCAGCATGCCGCATCGACCTACAGGGCGAACTATACCAGCCGCAACCGCCTGCTCATCGAGTGGGCTTATCGTTCCTCCTGGATTATTGGTGCCGCAGTCGATTCGAAAGCGGACGATATGACCAAAAAGGGCGTGCGGATCACCAGTGAGATTGACCCGAAACGTCGTGGCGTTCTGGAATCGCGGTTCGATGAGCTTCAGCTCTGGGATTGCATCAACGAGACGCTGAAATGGTCCCGGCTGTATGGCGGGGCGGTGGCGCTGATTCTGATTGAAGGTCAGGCACCGCTGACGCCGCTGGTGCTGGATAAGGTTGGCAAGGGCAGCTTTAAAGGTCTGGCTGTACTTGACCGCTGGATGATTAACCCGCAGCTCACCAGGCGCATTAAGGCGCTTGGCCCTAACCTCGGCAAGCCTGAATTCTATGAAATCGTGACAACGGCGCAGGGGCTTCCTCCTTGGACTGTTCACCACAGCCGCCTGATCCGCATGGATGGTGTGAAACTGCCGTATCAGCAGAAAATCACCGAAAACGAATGGGGGATGTCCATTGTCGAGCGCATCTTCGATCGCCTGACTTCCTACGATAGCACCAGCGTCGGCGCCGCCCAGCTTGCCTACAAGGCACATCTGCGAACGGCAAAGATTAAAAAGCTGCGTGAAATTATCGCCACAGGCGGTAAAGCGTTTGAGGCGCTTATCAAGAATATGGAAATGGTCCGCCAGTACCAGACGAACGAGGGTATGTCCCTGTTTGATTCGGAGGACGAATTTGAAACACATTCCTATTCTTTCGCGGGCCTGTCTGACCTGCTTAGCGAGTTTAAAGAGGATATCGCGGGCGCTGTTGGCATTCCTCTTGTCCGCCTGTTCCGCCAGTCACCGAAGGGTTTTTCAACCGGTGACGCTGACCTTGCGAACTACTATGACGACGTGGGAACGCTTCAGGAGCGAGATTTACGGCCTCACATCCGCCTGTTATTCGATGTACTGCATCGCTCAGAGTTTGGCGAGCCGTTGCCGCAAGATTTCACTTTTGAGTTTAACCCCCTGTGGCAGATGAGCGACACCGATCGCTCTACGGTGGCGACCAACACGACTACCGCTCTGGCAACCGCGGTGCGTGATTTGGGAATGTCGCCGGCTGCTGCGCTGACCGATTTGCGCGAGCTGTCTGACGTTACCGGCATCGGTGCTTCAATTAGCGATGAGGATATCCAGAATGCGGCGAAACAGTGGCAGGAGACTGAATCTGAAACCAGCCCTCCGCCGCCGATCGGAGGTCCAGTATCAGAAAAGCCTACTGGCGATAGTCGACCAGATAAATCAAATCGTCACGGGTTCCTACGATGGTTCACAGGCAAGCGCTGAGAGCATTGCCAAATCGCTTGTTGACTACTCCGGGGTGATCGACGACTGGGCCGAAATGGTCGGTCGAAAGATGTTTGCCCAGGTGGAGCGTGAAGAGTGGAATCAGTGGCGTTCTGTTTCGGAAGAAATATCTGCTGGTCTGCGTGACGTGATTAGTAACACTCCAGTCGGCATGGTGGCGCAAGACATCGTTTACCGGCAGATTCGCTATATGAAGTCGCTGCCATTAGAGGCGGCAGGACGAGTCAGGGAAATTCAGGAGCGTGCAATACAAGCTGTCATCCATGGTGAGCGTCCAGATCAGCTTTACGAGATGATCATGCAGTCCGGCGACGTGGCGGCCAGCAGGGCGCGAATGATAGCTCGCACTGAGATTGGTCGCGCTACTGGCGCACTGACTCAGGCACGAGCGCTGGCCGTTGGCTCTGAGGGTTACTGGTGGCGCATTGAAGGTGCAGGCACCAGGCCATCACACCGAAAAATGAAAGATAAGTTTGTGCGCTGGGATAGCCCGCCAACGCTTGACGGCATGACCGGACACGCCGGATGCCTGCCTAACTGCAAGTGTTGGTCGGAAGTGCAGATCCCCGAACCAAAAAAATAACAGGCCGCCAATGAGCGGCCTTTTCAATGCCCGCAATTCAGCAGGTAACCCATGAAATATTTCTTTAAAACCCGCCTGGGCAATACTCGATTTCAACTTGCTGATGGGTCAGTCCTGTTTAAGGACGTCCCGATCGCAAGGACTGGTGAGCAGGTATATGGCGCTGAGGAGCTGCCTGACCTGCAGCCTGATAGCCACGGACTCATAACCGTACAGCGCACGCCTGAAGAAGTTTTCAGCGAGCGCACTATCGCATCGTTTGAGGGTATGGCCGTCACGATAGGCCACCCCAAAGACTTCAGCGGAAACATCATCTTCGTCACGCCAGAAAACTGGCGGCAACTCTCTAACGGGCACATCCAGAACGTTCGCCGAGGCGCGGGTGATAAATCAGACCTGCTGCTGGCGGACGTCATTGCCAAAACGCCTGAGGCCATTCAGGCAGTGGAGAACGGCGACGAAGAGGTGAGCTGCGGTTATGACGCTGACTACCGACAAATCTCGCCGGGCATCGCAGAGCAGTACGCGATAACCGGTAATCATCTGGCCTTTGTCCCTAACGGGCGGGCTGGTTCACGTTGTGCATTGGGAGACGCTATGCCGAGCACTACTAAAAACTGGTTTACCCGGCTGTTGAAGGCCCGTAAAACCAACGATGCCGCCGAAATGGCGAATCTTATCGACAACCCGCCTGATGATGTCACGGGCGATAACGATGTATCGACCTCTATGACACCCGGCGGAGTGGTCATCAACCTTGCACCGCAAAATCCGCTTCCCGGCCCGGCATTGCCTGGTACCGGCGATGGTGAGGAAGAAATTCCTGCATGGGGTAAGGCGCTGATTGAGGCGGTGGCCAAACTCACGCCTGCGGCAGCTGCTCCTGGTACCGGCGATGCCGAGGATGAAGAGGAGAAAAAGGAAGAGGAGGGTAAAGTTACCGGCGACGCCGCTTACCGTGCCGATCTGATTCAGCCTGGCATCCAGTTGCCAGAAAAGGCGAAGCCGACAGCATTCAAGCGTCAGGTGCTCGCTTCTGCCGATCAATCACTGGTGCGCTCTATTGTCGGTGATGCCGATATCAGCAAGCTGAAAAAAGCCACGGTAGATATGGCTTTCACGGCTGTTTCTGAGCTGGCGAAAAACCGCAATACCAAAACCGTCGACAGCCTGCAAACGCAGACTGCCACCACTGTTAAAACCATTGCCGGTATGAATCAGGCCGCGCAGGAATTCTGGTCTAAACGAGGCTAACCAATGGGTAATACATTTCTTTACCGGATGCCAGCGGGCATCGCCGGGGCAATTTCTCGTCCGCAGGATCTGACGGTTGAACCTCAACTCCTGGACTCCTCCAACCTTTTTCCCGCTTACGGCCTTGGCGGCAAGATTTCCTCCGGGAAATTTGTGCCAATCGCTGCGAGCGATACAGCGTCGGTGCTGGTGGGCATTTACGTTCGTCCGTATCCGACCGCCAGCCAGCCGGATAAAGTCCAGCAGGTAGGCAGCGGTAAAAACTTCACCGGCGATTGCCTGGTACGTGGTTACGTCACGGTAAACATCGGCGCGGATGCATCCAGCGTTGCGCTGCATGGCCCGGTCTATATGCGAGTGGCCACACCAACCGCCTCAAGCCCTCTCGGGGCGTTCCTTGCCGCCGCTGATGGCTCGAATACCGTCCAGATCACCAATGCTTACTTTAATGGCCCTGGTGACACCAGCGGCAACATTGAGCTGGCCTTCAATATCTAAGGAAATCGCAAATGCAGACATTTGACCAGGCGACAGTCGACGGTACTGGTGCCTTTCTTATCCATGAACTGGAACGTCTCGATCAGACACTGAATCTGCCACTGGTGAATTTTACCTGGTCGCGCGATATCCAGTTGCGTGAAGACGTGTCTATTGCTGACGAGATCAGCTCTTTCACTAACACCACTTTTGCTGCTGCCGGTACACCGAATGCTAACGGCAAAAACTGGCTTAGCAAAGCCGCGACCGCGATGGCTGGGCTTAACGTCGACATCGCAAAAACTGGCTTCCCGCTTACCCTGTGGGGTATGGAGCTGGGATGGACCGTTCCCGAATTGCAGGCAGCTGCGCAGGTTGGTCGCCCGATCGACACGCAGAAGTACGACGGCATGCAGCTGAAGTGGAACATGGACACAGACGAGCAGGTTTATATCGGCGATTCCGGTCTGAACGTTAAAGGCCTGATGAACCTGACGCAGGTAACGCCGACCAACGCAGCGAAGACCTGGGCGACCTCCACCGCTGACGAAATCCGGGCGAGCATTAATGCCGGGTTGAGTGCTGCGTGGGCCAACTCAGCTTACTCCATGGTACCGACGGACCTGCTGATCCCGCCGGAGCAGTTCTCTCTGCTGGCAAGCACCATCGTATCCAGCGCTGGTAACCAGTCCTTGCTGACCTATCTGGAAACCAACACCATCGCATACCACCAGAACGGGCGTCCTCTGAACATCCGTCCGGTGAAATGGGCGAAAGGTCGTGGCGTGTCGAGCTCTGATCGCATGATGTTCTACACCAACGACAAGAAATACGTTCGCTTCCCGATGGTTCCGCTGATGAGCGTGCCGATCCAGTATCGCGGCCTGTATCAGCTCGTAACCTATTACGGGAAGCTGGGTGCAGTAGAGCCGGTTTATCCGGAAACTCTGGCCTACGTCGACGGCATCTAACCTGCGGCGGCCCGAAAGGGCCGCTCATGAGGACTTGCAATGAAAAAGATTTACGTACTCTCCCCGTTTAACTTCAACGACGGCAAAGAGCAAAAGCATTTCCCGGTTGGCTTCCACGACGTCGATGACACGGTTGCTGATCACTGGTTCGTAAAAGCGCACTGTTCTCCGGATGGCGAAGCGCCAGCGGTCGCAGAAGACCCGCGCATTGCTGAGCTGGAAGCAAAAATCGCCGAGAAAGATGCGCGTATTGCTGAACTCGAAGCGCAATTGCCGGAGACTACCAATAATGGCAAGAAATCAAAGTCTGCCGACGCCTGAGCAGTTCAGGGCAACCTTTCCGCAGTTCGCTGACGAAACAAAGTACCCCACGCCAATGATCCAGGCTCGACTGAATTTTGCTGATGCCCTGCTGAGTGAGTCGCGCTTTGGTGTGGATATCTTTCCCTACATCGTCGGGCTCTATGTTGCGCACTACATGTACCTTTACGCCGCCGATATGCGTGGTATGGCTGTGGGTACTGCTGGTGGTGTAAATAGCGGCATACAGACCGCAAAATCAGTGGATAAGGTTTCAGCCAGTTACGACGCAAGCGCAACTCTGGACCCTAATGCCGGTTTCTGGAACAACACCCGTTACGGATCGGAGTTCTGGGAATACCTGATGATGTTTGGTGCCGGAGCGGTTCAACTGGGGACGCCGGAATGAAAAGCGGGCTCACAATTCGGGAAGACAATTACAGTGTCGTTCTGGATGCGCTGAAACAACTGTCAGGCACTGATGTGCTGGTTGGTATCCCGGCAGGTCCTCCGCGCGATGATGCGCCGCTGAGCAACGCTGAGCTGGGGTATCTCCAGTCCACCGGGGCAACCGTAGAGATAGACGGTGAGACCGTTACTCTGCCGCCAAGGCCATTTCTGGACATGGGCATTGAGGATTCCCGGGATAAAACGACCGAGCGTTTAAAGCTGGCCGCTCAGTCTGCGCTTGAAGGTAAGGCAGATGTGGCGTCGATGCATCTTGAAGCCGCAGGCCAGATTGCGCGTGATGCCTCAAAGGCTGTCATTGAGGCAGGCGATCGTCTGACCCCACTATCTGAAAAGACCATCAAGAAGCGCAGAGAAATGAAACCGCCCATCCTCGGCGATAAGCCGTTACGTGCTCGCGGATTCCTTTTCAGAGCGATTCAGTATGTCGTGAGGAAAAAATAATGCCGTTTCTCGATGTGACTGATGTTCTGCTTGATCCGGACTTTGTCGACCTGTCTCTGGTGTGTTATCGGCAGGTGCAGACGGTGGACGAAGATAATTTTCCGACTAATACCGCGCAGGCTATTCCGTTCTCTGGTGTCGTAACCGTCGATCGCTCGCTTGAGGCTAAGCGAATGGCCGCCGGGCAAAACATCAATGGCGCCATCCTCATTGTTACCCAGTTCAGGCTGACGCAGGGGATGCCTGCCAGTGATTCAACGCCAGAACTCGACGCTGATATCGTTTTATACAGTGGCAGACGGTACCGCGTGACCTTTGTCGATCCGTACACCCGATACGGTGCCGGGTTCGTGCAGGCACATTGCGAGCTGCTGGAGTTTAACGGAGGGATCCCCGTTGAGTAACGACAGCACAGAGCCAGGGTATCTAACCCCTGTCGGGGATGCTCCTGAGTACGATAAGGAGCTGGAAAAGCAACTGAGTCGCTGGGTAAGAGGCGTGACGGGGATTGCGGTTAACCTGGTATTGCCAAGGTTTACCGATCCCCAGTCCAAAATACCGCCGAACGGTGAGACGTGGTGCGGGTTTAACTTTTCCACGCTCTCACGACCCGGTACACCTGCAAATGTCCAGGTAAGCGAAGAGCAAAGCGAGCAATGGTCATGGGAGAGCATCCAGGTGCTTTTCTGTTTCTATGGCCCCGGCGGTTCCGGGATGGCCACGCGGTTTCGTGACGGAATGTTTGTAGATCAAAACGCAGATACGTTGCGACGAATCTCAGGTTTGTCGCTGGTGAGCGCTGATGATATACGAAACCTCCCCGAATTGATCAACAACCAGTGGGTGCGCCGGTATGACCTTGCCGTGACCCTTTCCCGCAAAAACACCCGTACCTACAACGTTAAATCTGTCGTTGACCCTAACGTCACGATAGTTACCGGAGACTAACATGGAAAAAGGGCTTCCCCTTAACCGTATCGCTAATGTGACGGTGACGCTTTCTGCTCGGGCCGCGCAGGGGCGCAATTTTGGCTCAATGCTCATCCTGGGCGACTCAACTGTTATTCCGATTTCTGAGCGGCTGCGCCTTTACTCCAGCGCTGATGATATCGGCGATGACTTTGGTGTAGACAGTCAGGAGTATGCGGCGGCTGTTATCTGGTTCTCCCAGCAACCGCAGCCGACTCTGGTGTATGTCGGTCGCTGGGCGAAAACGCTGGCCACTGGCGAAACAGGCAGCGCAGAAAGTCTCCTGCAGGCCGTTAACGCTTTGCTGGACTGGAATTCATGGTATGGCCTTCATCTTGCCGTGCCGGTTGCTGATTACCCTTCCGACACCGACATTATCAGTGTTGCGGCGGCTATCGAAGCCGCGAGTGTATCCCGCATCTTTGGCGTTACCTCGGCTGATTCAACGATTCTTGACGCGGCTACCACGACGGATCTGGCTTCCAAACTGAAAGCAGCGAAATACAGCCGTACCTTTATCCAGTACTCGACCAGCAGCCGCTATGCTGCGCTGTCCTCGTTTGCGCGTGCGTTTACTGTTGACTTCACTGGAAGCAACACGACGATCACCCTCAAGTTTAAACAGTTGCCGGGCGTTACCTACGAAACCCTGGGTACCTCGCAGGCTAACAACCTGGAAGCGAAGAACTGCAACGTTTACGTGTACTACGAAAACGATACAGCGATTCTTGAACAAGGCGTTATGGCAAACGGCGATTTCTTCGACGAGCGCCATGGCCTCGACTGGTTGCAGAACGCCGTGCAGACGGCTGACTACAACACGCTCTATACGAGCACAACCAAAATCCCCCAGACCGACGCCGGTACCACAACCCGTATCGCCAACATTGAGCTGGTGCTCGATAAGGCTGTGCAAAACGGTCTCTTTGCGCCGGGTAAATGGACTGGTGGCCCGATTGGCCAGCTCAATACCGGTGACATGCTGACGAAGGGCTATTACACCTGGGCAGAAAACGTTGATGACCAGCTTCAGGTCGATCGCGAAGCGCGGAAAGGTGTGCCAATTCAGGTTGCCGGGAAACTGGCCGGAGCCGTTCATTACGGCACCGTCGCAATCACGGTCGTGCGCTAAGGAGCCATAGATGTCTACGTATTCGTTTCTTGATGTTTCGGCCTCTCTCGCAGGGCCTACCGGGTTAGTTGAGCTTGGCTACGGCTCAGCGAACGCCGAAGAGGGCATTACTGTCACAATGACAGAGGCAAAAAACACCATGACCATCGGCGCCGATGGCGAGGTGATGCACAGCCTGCACGCCGGAAAAAGCGGCACTATCACGGTAACCTTGCTGAAAACCTCCCCGGTAAACAAAAAGCTCTCGCTGATGTACAACGCTCAGAGCCTGTCCTCGGCGACGTGGGGCAATAACGTCATCGTCATTCGCAACAAAGTATCAGGTGATACCACTACAGCGCGTTCTTGTGCTTTCCAGAAGCAACCCGATCACGCTAACGCCAAAGTCGGCAATACGGTTTCCTGGGTCTTTGACTGCGGCAAGATTGATCAGCTGCTTGGGGAGTTTTAACAGATGGAATTTGAAATCAAAGGCGTTAATTATCGAACCGCCAAACTCGACGTATTCCAGCAACTGAAGGTAAGCCGTAAGCTGCTGCCGGTGCTGGCTGGGCTCGTTAGCGAATTTTCCACGCTGAAAGCGCAGGCCGCTGCGGGTAACTCTGGTGCAGTGCTGGAAAGCGTACTGCCGAAAATTGCCGATACGCTGGCCGCGCTGCCGGACGAGGACGTTAACGCGGTGATTCATCCGTGTCTGAGCGTCGTTTCCCGCCAGCACGAAAAGGGCTGGACGAAGGTGTTCGATCAGGGCGTATTGATGTTCGACGATACGGACCTGTTTACCATGCTGCAGCTGGTGGCGCGGGTGGTCGCCGACAGCCTGGGAAATTTTTTGAAAGAACTCCCCGGCAGCGGGACGCCTACCCAGCCATAGGTCCTGTCCTGGAATCCATGCCAGAAGGCGAGGATTTCCTGATGCGCCCGGTGGATGCCGGGCTTATCCCCTACACCTCCCTGAAAGATGGATCAGTCGATCTGGCTGATATTGCCCGTATGAATGACTGGCTGGACCTGAAAGCCGATAACGAAAACCGCATAGCGAAATGGAGAGAGGCTAATGAACGCTGAAACGCTCAAGGACTTTCTGATCTCGCTTGGGTTCAAAGTTGATGAGGCTGGCGCCAGAAAATTCGATGCCGTCGTTGCCGGAACAACGCTTAAAGCGATTGAACTGGGCGTCAAACTTGAGGCGGCGGCACTTTCCGTCGTGGCATTCACCGCGAAAATTGCCAGCGGTCTCGACGACCTGTACTGGGCCTCTCAGCGCACAGGCGCGACGGTGGAGGGCATTAAGCAGATTGGGTATGCGGTTAGTCAGGTTGGCGGCAGTGTCGACGGGGCCCGCGGCTCTCTCGAAAATCTTGCCAGGTTCATGCGTAACAATCCCGGCGCTGAGGGTTTCCTGAACCGGCTGGGGGTTCAAACGCGTGATGCCAGCGGCAACATGCGGGATATGGCGACGATCTTTACCGGCGTCGGCCAGCGTCTTAGCAGCATGCCGTATTACCGCGCGAACCAGTACGCTCAGATGCTGGGTCTGGATGAAAACACCCTGATGGCAATGCGTCGCGGTATCGGCCAGTTTAGTGGCGAATACACCGCGATGGCTAAGGCGATCGGCTATAACGCTGATGTGGCCGCCGTCAGCTCCAATAAATTCATGACCTCGCTGCGCTCCTTTGGGCTGATGGCAGGCATGGCGCGGGATAAAATCGGCTCCAGTCTCGCTGATGGACTTGCTGGCTCTCTCGACAGGCTGCGCCGCCAGATACTGGAAAACTTCCCGAAAATTGAAGGCGCAATAACCGGTACGGTGAAAGGAATTCTCTGGGCTGGCGAGATGGTAGGCAGGGTAATTTACCGCCTCATCCAGTTGGGTCAGGGTATCAGCGACTGGTGGGACTCTCTTGATAAGCAGTCGCAGCAGCTGATCGAACTTATTGGAGCGCTAACCGCAGCGTGGTGGATGCTCAACCGCGCTATGCTCGCATCGCCTATTACGTGGGTTCTCGGTCTTGCCGCGGCCATCGCTTTGCTATGGGAGGATTACCAGACCTGGAAGGAGGGCGGTAAGAGCCTCATCGACTGGGGGAAATGGAAGCCTGAAGTAGACGCAGCACTGAAAATGGTCGGTGACCTGAAACAGACTGTCCTCGATCTCGGAAAAGCGCTGGCAAAGTTGCTCAATATCGACCCTAAATCCTGGTCTTTAAAATGGGATTTCAGCAACTTCATTACCCAGATGGGTGAGTTTAGCAAGATGCTGAGTATGATCGGCGACCTGCTTAACGCTATCAAGGACGGTCGCTGGTCTGATGCTGCAAGTATTGGCAGGGCTCTTCTCAAACAAGGCAGTAACCAGCCTGATGCGCTGCCAGGCGTTTCTGACAGTGCCAATAGCGCAGCTGACTGGATAAAGGATAAGACAGGATTTGACCCGCGCAGCATAGGCCGTTTCTTCCGTGGCGAGGGGAATACGCTTGCAGATCGCAACAATAACCCCGGCAATATTCGGCCCGTAGGCGGTGGTGGTTTTCGTGCGTTTGGTTCTGCGCTAGAAGGCTGGGAGGCCATGAAAAACCAGCTCATGCGGTACTTTACTGGTAAAACGACCGGGCGCCGCCTGCAGACTATCATGGATATCGTCAGCACCTGGGCACCTGCGGCCGATAACAACGATCCTGCCAAATATGCCCGTGATGTTGCTGGCTGGATGGGTGTATCGCCGACGGCAGCATTAAACCTGTCCGACCCCAATACGATGGCTATGCTCATGCAGTCTATGGCCCGCAAAGAGGGGTATTCGAACTGGAATAGCCCGCTTGCCCATCAGGCTGCTGGAGCGCAGGTGAACCAGCAAAACACCTACAACATCTATGGCGGTAATGCTCAGGAAATTGGGCAGGAAGTCAGTCGCCGCCAGCTTGATGCTAATGCCAGGGTGCTGAGAAATAACCAAACTGGAGCAGGATGATGGATATTCTTTCTACTCTCTTTCAGCAGCAGAGCAGGCGGATCGGGCTGATAGTCCCCAGTGTTGTTATTTCGGAAAAGCACGATGACTCGCTTGAAATAACCGAGCATCCCGTAGAGGTCGGCGCAGCAATTTCCGACCATGCATTTCGACGTCCTTCGGAAGTGGTAATGCAGGTCGGTTTCGCTGGTGGCGGTTCCTTGCTTGACTTTGTAGATACGTCTTCTCTTGGGCTGAGCGTAGGTATTGGCCCGAAGGAGACGTATCAGGAACTGTTAAATCTGCAGAGCAGCAGGGTGCCTTTAGATGTGGTGACCGGTAAGCGGATTTACACCAATATGCTGATCCGTGCGCTTGAGGTCACTACCGACAGGACGTCGGAAAATATTCTTTCTGCCGTGCTGACGCTCCGGGAAGTGATTATCACAAGCACAACCACCACGCAGGTGGCTCCAAAGTCCAATATGAAGTTAGGGGCGAACACCTCAGCCGTGCAAAACTCCGGGGTGAAAACGCCAGTTCAAAAAAATGAATCAATATTGAGCCGGTTAAGTGGCTTTGTAGCAGGAGGGTAAATGACGATCAGCGAAATCCCTCTTTCCCCGGAAAACCAGCGATTCTCCATATCCGTGGCAGGTCAAAGTCTGCAAATGGCTGTGACCTGGCGTGCTGTTTTCTGGTGTCTAGATATTATGGATAGCAGCGGTGCGGACCTGATAAAGGGGATCCCGCTTATCACCGGCGCCGACCTGCTGGCGCAGTATCGCTATCTCGGGCTTGGCTTTTCGCTTTATGTTGGCTGTGACAACCAGTCCAGCGAAAATCCCACTGAGGCTGATCTGGGGATTTACAGCCATCTTTATGCGGTAACGGAGTAAAAATGTCTCAGAACTGGATGCGGCACTTCGAATTGCAGTTAGTCGATTCGAAGGGGAACGCTACTGATTTTGGTAGCTTCAAGGTCACTTTTACTATCGACTGGTTTAACCTCAGCAGCGAAACGCGAGTAGGTACTTTCAAAATCTATAACCTTTCAGCTGATACCGTAAACCGGATCGTCGGTGAGGAATTCTCCCGGATTAGGGTTATCGCTGGTTACGATGGCATTGCAGCTGACGTTCCCGCCAGTCAGGTAGGCATCGCCAGGATAGTAAACCCCGATGAAGTCGGGCAGATGGACGGTCGAAATTATGGGCTGATTTTCGACGGGGAAATCCGGTACACCATCACAGGGAAAGATAACCCCGTTGATAGCTTTGTCCTCATTCAGGCGGCTGATTCTGACCGGGCATTCGCTACCTCGATCACTGCGCAGACGCTGGCGGCAGGCTATACGGTCTCTGACGTCAATGCAGTGCTAATGAAGGACTTCAACGCTAACGGGGCCACTGAAGGGAATACCCCTGCCATGCCTGCAACGGTGTTTCCTCGCGGCAGGGTGCTTTTTGGTATGACCCGGCATCTGATGGATAACGTCGCCGAGCAATGCAAGGCTGACTGGATGTTTGTCGACGGCAAGCGGGAAATGGTGGCGAAAAATGAGGTTGTTCACGAAGCCATTAAGCTGAACAGCGCCACCGGCCTTGTGGGTATGCCTCAGCAGACCATTGGTAGCGGCGTTAACGTCCGTTGCCTGATTAACCCTAACATCCGCGTTAATGGCCTGATCGAGCTGAATCAGGCTTCTGTGTTCCGTACCGTGCTGGGGAATAACGATATCGCCATGACGCAAGGGCGTATCACTGACCAGAACAACAACGGAAACATCACAATTGAAGGCACGACTGCGCAGCCTGCCAGTATTGCGACTGACGGCGTTTATATTGTCCGTGGCATTATGTACACTGGCGACACAAGGGGCCAGGCGTGGTACATGGATATGATGTGTGAAGCGCGTGGCGCGATGGATCTAAAAACTCAATCAGCACTGGAGAGAGGCGCTGGGTGAAAAAATTATTGATATTGATCGCTTTATTTTCTGCACCGGCACTTTCTGCCATCCAATGTGGCGGTTACAAGCTAACTATTAACGATTCTGAGGGTCTGGTAAGAATCAATGGAGAATTGGTTACCAGTCAAAAGGTTAAATATCTCGGAAAGAAAGGTGACGAATCAAATGCCAAATGGGATATGGGTATAATGCCTTCCCGTGATGGAAATAATTACGGATTTCAATTCATCAAGCGGGATGGCAAATCTTGGCTCAATGTTCAACTGCTACAGAACAGTATGGATGCGCCTAAATTGATTGGTTCATATCCATGCAAAACAGTATAAAAAAGCCCTGAGTTAATCAGGGCTAAAATCTCACTGCTTAAATATTTGCGATAGAACTATGGCGGCAATGATGAAAACTGCAAGCCTCCACCAATGGATCCCTTCCCTTTGAGCCGTTGGTTCCTGTTCTGAAAATTCCTCTTCCGATGTAGCTTTTCCAGATTTTTTCCCTGGGCCAACGGTGTATGACAAACCGGATCCCGGAATTCCAACGGTGGTTTTTATTCCTCTTCCACTTATGTTGGTAGTGGCGCCTTTTGGGCCAATCGACGTACTAACGCCACTCTTGCTGATATTGATTGCTAGGCCTGGAGCTATGCGTATCCGCTTCCTAAATCTGAAGCCCATAGGTATCTCCTGTAGTCAAAAATACTAAGTAATTAAATTTTTATTCTACCCCTCACTAAGTGAGGGTAATCATTATCTGGAGAAAACATGGGCGTATCAAGCCAAACCCGTAGTGGGGCGCTGGCGGAGGTTCTGGCGTCTGAGCGAAAGACGCTTAGCGAGCAAATGCGCGTAGCACTGCCGGGGATCATCCAGTCATTCGACCCAGAATCTTTGACGGCTGTTGTTCAGCCAGCGATCCGCTACATCGAGCGCGACAACGACGGCAACAAAAGCACGAAGGATTATCCGCTGCTGGTGGATGTTCCAGTTGTATTCCCCCGCGGGGGCGGCTGTACGCTCACTTTTCCCGTTAGCGAAGGCGATGAGTGTCTGGTGATATTTGCCGACCGCTGCATTGATTTCTGGTGGCAAAGCGGGGGTGTACAGGAGCCGGTAGACGGGCGCATGCATGATTTATCGGATGCGTTCTGTATCGTGGGCCCGCAGTCGCAGGCGAAGAAAATCGGCGGCATCAGCACTACGGGAGCGCAGCTGCGTACCGATGATGGTTCGGCTTTCATTGAGGTGGCCGCCGGAGGGGATATCACTGCCACCACCGCCGGCAGCGCGACTATTAACGCCCCGGAAATCGTCCTTAACGGCAACGTGACGATCAACGGCAACCTGTCGCAAGGAATGGGTGAGAGAGGAGGCACGGCCACAATGCACGGCCCGGTCACCGTAACCAACGATGTGACAGCAGGCGGTAAGAGCCTGATGACGCACATGCATGGTGGGGTTGAGCATGGTAACGACAGCACCGGGGGGCCTGAATAATGCGATACCGACGTGAAGACGATGACGGTGATTACACCTTTGGACAGGGTGATGATACCTGGCTGGTAAACTCTCCTGAGGCCGTAGCGCAGGCCATTAAAACGCGATTTCTGCTCTGGTACGGGCAGTGGTTTCTGGACACCACAGAAGGTACGCCGTGGATTCAGTCCGTTCTGGGTAAGCAAAAGCCGGATACCTACAACCTCGCTATCCGTAAGCGGATCCTCGAAACGCAGGGGGTTAGCTCAATCACTGCATTTAACACCACCGTTGACGGTACCACGCGCCGTATAACGTTCACAGCAACGGTGGAAACCATCTACGGGACAACCACAGTAACTTCGGAGGCGTAATGTCTTTGGACCTCGACACACTCGGCTTATCGGCAACGGTAACCGCTGAGGGGATAAGTGCGCCCGACTATCAGACCGTTCTGGACACCATCACTGGTTATTTTCAGCAGATTTATGGCAGTGATGCCTATCTTGACCCGGACAGCAAAGACGGCCAGATGGTCGCTCTGGTGGCTCTGGCCATTCACGATGCGAATAACACGGCCATTTCTGTTTACCGGTCATTTTCTCCGTCGACGGCGCTGGACGATGCATTAACCAGTAACGTCAAAATTAACGGCATCACTCGCCGTGCTGCGACAAACTCTACGGTCGATGAGCTGATCGAGGGTGAGGCCGGAACGTTAATCACAAACGGCTCTGTGAAAGATGCCAACGGCATCATCTGGAATCTTCCTGCTCAGGTGACAATTGGTATTGATGGGACGGTTATTGCTACAGCGACGTGTTCTGTTGCTGGTGCTGTGGCTGCCCCTGCCGGGTCAGTCAATAAGATAAACACCCCGACACGAGGCTGGGTATCAGTAACTAACCCGCAAGCGGCTACGGTAGGCGTTGCTGCCGAAACAAATGCTGAATTGCGTGTCCGGCAATCACAGAGCGTTGCTTTACCGTCTCTGACGCCGTTTGAGGCGGTAGATGGCGCGATAGCAAATATCAGCGGCGTAACGCGACACAAGCTGTATGAGAACGATACAGATACCACTGATGCAAATGGCCTGCCTCCGCACTCAATCGCGGCCATTGTCGAAGGTGGTGATGCGACGGTCATAGCAAACAGCATTCGTGGTGTGAAAGGGCAGGGCGTAACACCCTACGGTAGTACGGTGATTGTTGTGCCTGATAAGTACGGAAACCCTCACCCGGTAGGTTTTTCAAGGCCGGTCGATGTACCCATTTACGTCAAAATCACTATCGAACCCCTTACGGGCTATACATCCCAGGTTGGCGAAGAGATAAAGGCGGCTGTATCTGCCTACATTAACTCACTGGCAATCGGCGCCAGCGTTCTTCTCAGTCGCGTTTACTCACCGGCTAACCTTGGCGTCGTCAGTGGAGGTAATGCCAGGTATTACGACATTACCGAGTTGCTGATCGGGACGTCTGCCGGTGGCGTAGCCGCGGCAAACGTGGATATTGCCTTTGACCAGTCAGCATCCTGCGCCGTCAGCAATATTAATCTGGTGGTCTCATGAGCAGATACACTGACCGCATAACAAACTACCACGCCGGTAAACCAAAGTTCTTTGCACACGTTGACCTGTCCACCAGGCCACTGAGCGATGTTTCCGATGCAATGTCACGGCTAATACCCGATTTTGATATTGATACCGCCATTGGCGTGCAGCTTGACGTTGTAGGCGAATGGGTTGGTCGTTCCCGTCGCGTGGCAACACCGGTAACCGGGATTTATTTTTCGTGGGACACCGAACGGGTTGGCTGGGATCAGGGGGTCTGGCAGGGACCATATGACCCAAACGACGGTTTTATCGATCTCAGTGATGAAATATATCGGCTAATGCTGAAGGTGAAAGTGGCGATAAACAACTGGGATGGTCAGAACGACTCGCTTCCTCCAATTCTTGATACCGCCCTTGCCGGATCCGGGATCCGCATGGCTATTGTCGACAACCAGGATATGTCGATTTCTATCTGGATACTCGGTGACCCTTCGGTAGCCCTAAGTGAAATAGACCGGTTAATTCTGGATAGCGCCGTCAATAAAGGCCCCTTTATCGCATTACCGGCAGGTTACGTACCATCGCGCTATGACATTAACCCGATTGACCAGGTTAACAGCGAGCTATGGTGGGCGATTCAGAACGGTTATATGACGGTTAAAGCCGCAGGGGTTCGTGTCCGTGAAATAGAGACCGTCAGTGATGGTTATCATTTTTTTGGCTTCGATATCGAAAATGACTATATCGCTGGTTTCGACCGCGGGTCATGGGGAGAGAGATTTTAATGGCGACTAACGATTTTAAACCCTTCGCTACTGGTAGCGGGGCAAACGTATTATCACAGGCTGATTATGAAGCGCTATCTGCACTGGCATCAGGGTTTCTTTCCGGCAAAGCCTCGTCAGCACAAGTAAATAAAGCACTACGGCAATCCTCTACAATTGCTGCCGTCCTTGCGCAATTCATGGCGGATAGCACAGGAAGCGATGTCCTGGATAATGGAAACATTGCCACATTACTAAATATTCTCAAGTCTGCACTTAATAATCAGGCAGAAGGACGCCTGCTCCGCATTCAGGTTTTTACCGCTAGCGGAGCATGGGTAAAAGCTGCTGGCACTAAAAAAGTCAGAATCAAGGCATGGGGTGCAGGCGGAGGGGGTAAGGGGACAGACGTCGCAGGGACTGGTGCGCCTAGTGGGGCGGGTGGTGCATACGTTGAGGGATTATATGACGTAAGCACCATTAATGGGGCGAATATCGTTATTGGCGCTGGTGGTGCGGCAGTTGCTGCAGGGAGTGCAGGAAATGGGGGTGATGGGGGAGACACTACCATTACCGCTCTGGGTATCTCTGCTGGTGGTGGTAAGGGCGGAAACTCTGCTGGTAATTCTGCTGGCGGAATTCCGGGAGCTCCATCTGTTGGGACAATATTCTCAGTGGCTGGTCAGGGAGGACAGGGAGGATCAGGTGTAAGCCTGGGTGGTGTAGGTGGCGCATCGCACAGTAGTTATGGTGGCCTTCCACACGTTAGTTCATCCGGTGATGATGGATTTTTCCCTGGTGGAGGTGGTGCTGGCGCATCATATGACTCAATCGCCAGGGCATCAGGGAAGGGCGCTAACGGCTATGTCATCATTGAGGAGTACGCATAATGGCAGGTAATTACGCAGTCATTGAAAGTGGAATAGTTAAAAACATCATAATTGCGGAAAGCGGTTATGAATATGATGGTGCTGAACTTATCGAATATCCTGAAAGTGTATTTTGCCAGCCAGGGATGTTTTATAACAAGGCAGACGGGCTATTTTACGATGATAAAGAATATTCAAAAATAAATAGCAAGAATTAAGTCACTAAATTACCAGAAAGCAAACTGACCTTATGGTCGGTTTTTTATTGGGGCGACCATGAGTGAATACGATACCGGCAATCCTGTGCCGTCTGCATCCATGCCTGATGCATGGGATAATATGCAGTCTATTGACAAGTTCGTTAATAGCAGTGATGAAACCATTACCACACGCACAGGCAAACAGTTAGATACTTTGCATGGCGTTAATGTTAAGGCGGACAACCAGCTAACGCAGCAGCAAGCAGACTTTGAAACCTCGCAAGAAGAAAGGGATGCTGTAGTTGAGGAAACCAGGCAGAACCTGATCCCTCTGAGCAAGCAATACATGACGCTTGCTGATGCGCAGGCAGATATCGCAAATATCCCGGTGGGGTCTACCACGTATTACCGCAGTCCTGATGATAGCGCGCTGGCTATTGAAGTAATTAACAATGGTGGCACTCTTGAGCCCACCGGTAGAAAAATGCCATCTAAGAAGTATATAGATGATGAAATTGCTCCTTACTCCCCTTTGTTAAATATAACCCAAGCATCAGAATTCTTTTCCTCTGATGAATATAAAGATTCTGGGGTCGAAGAGGCTATATTAGATGAAAATAAAAAAACACTACTATCCAGAAAAGGCGCTGAGTGGTTTTTTCAAAAAATAATAGCGGGAGAAATCAGCGCAGATGAATTTTCTGCCGAAATCCTTTCAGGTAATGACATTTTGATTTCCGGGCAGAGCCTTCTTGGAATCGTTCCTTTTTTACAGGCTTCGACATTTGTCGATATATCTGAATTTTCGGATTCGGGGTATGATTCCGCAACTTTTTCTGAAAACAATAGAATCATTGTTGGCATTAAAGGGACCACCCTTTATTTTAGCAAAATTGTCGTTGGTGATGCTGTAATTGAAGGAAGCGATTTTACAGAGGTAAAGGGTGTTACTGACGCATTATCACCTCTTCCAGAGTCAGTAACATTTCTCTCACCTGATGAGTATGCAGATAGTGGATACATTTCGGCATCCACATCTGAAAACCTGGTTGTTATCGAGTCGCTGAAATCATCGGACCTGACAAACTCAGGTCATCCTGATTACATTGCATTTAGCGAAGAGAAAGGAGGCTATGAGCAGATTTTCCTGTTTGATCGCGATACAGGTCAGCAGGTTCGTGTAACCAATACATCCAGTAATGAAACCCTGCCACGCGTTGATGGTGATAAGGTTATCTGGCAATCGGACAGGGAGACTAATCGCGCACCGGGTGGGCAGTATTATTGCTATATCAGTGATCTGACTGAGCACTCTGTAATGTCCAGGCCGATCATTTGCGGGTGGGGCCATTCAATGGTTGACAACCCCCGTATGCTGACACGCCTGCAGGAGCTAACCGGATACACGGCCTATAACTTTGGCAAAAGCTCACGCACAAGCGTTGGCACAGCTGCTGCTCAGGGTGGGCGCAGAGCGTATTACGTTCCAGTTGGCGGCAGCATTCCTGCCAGCGGTTCGGTAACTCTTTCTCCGGCAAACCCGGGGCCACTGAGTTATTTTGCCAACGCCGCAGCATCGACGCCGTTCCACGGTTCTCTGGCTGGCATTCCAGGCAATTTTGCATGGGATGGAACGAATGCCACATTTACCCGTGATGCATCTGGTGATGCGGTTAGCGTACCTGTTGCCGTGCCATTCATTTGTGATCCGGTGACCACTGGCGCTATTACCGGAGGCATTCCGGCAGGAACATCTTTCCCTCTTCACCCTGAATGTATAAATATTTTCTGGATGGGAAGGAATAATATTAGCCAGTCAATGCAGGTTCTCAGCGACACTATTGGTGTAGTTGAATACCTTAAATCTCTTGGGCAGAAGGTTATTATCCTGCCTGATTTTAACAGCAGTGTTGAGCCCCGTGGATCAGCAGGTTATGCAAACGTCATGTTATCAAACAGCATGATTAAAAAGAAATACCCTGAGTTATGGTGCGAAATTGATAGTGTTGATATGAGGGAAAACTTCGTAAACAACTATAATCCAGCATATTCTCAGGACGTTTCTGACTTTGGAAATGATATCCCTCCAACTTCATTGAAGTATGACGGACTGCATCCTAGCCAATCGAAAGAAACATCTAACGCCCCTGAATATGCATTGCAGGCTGGCGCGGACGTAAACGCTGAATTTATTTACCAGAAATTTCAATTATTAGGGTGGGTGTAAAATGGGTCCGTTTGAGAAACGAAATGGTGTAATTGCCACAACTGGAGATATTCTTTATCGTGATGGCTCTATAAATAGCGGAACGAAGGGATTAATTTCATGCCATAACACATGGTCTGGCGCTGGGGCAAACCTTGCCGCAGGAGCGCAGATAAAAAATATGTGCTACGTGAATGACCACGCAACAGCAAACTCAGTGCTTACCGCCGCAGGTGGTGGCTATGCCCTTAATTCAGTGCATGCTCAAGGCATCAATCTCCCGGCATCAATGATTGCTACATCAGGGATGACAAATTATCTGTATACGTTCTGGCTGAAAGTAACAGGTGCTGCTGCAGCTACTTCCAACTCATTCCTGGTGGCTCTGACAAATGGCACACCCAGTAACGCAGCGAACACGCTGTTTTGGCTGCGCCCGACATTCTCTTCAACAACTGCCGCGAGCGCATTGCAGGTGATTAACCACGGAGAGGTGATTAATGCGTACTCATTCCTGTCAGGGCTTTTTGATGGGAATGTCCACCAGGTTGCTGTTGAGCGCGTAGTTTCTTCTGATGGAACAATGCAGAAATCGCGCCTCTACCTTGATGGCGTACTGAAGTATGAGAGCTCATTCTCAGCGATTGTTGCTTATCCGGCAGCAATTACTCTGGCGCGGCTGGGGGATGCTGAAATAACAACGACATCACTCTCGGTGAATGGTGGAGTGTATCGCTGTCGACTAGATGACCTGACGCTAACAAGTAAAAATGCCTTAGAGATTCTTTCAGATGACATCAACCTGGTTAATGGGCGCTATAGCTAAAACAATAGTTTGCTACTGCCGCAGGGATTGATAGCCACAACCAGCATTGATCTGCCACCAACTTAAAATTACTGTATATAAAAACAGTGTTTATGGGGGGAGATCATGCTTCGACAGTCAGACATCACTGCGGCTTTCCGCGAGTCGGTTTTGCGCAGTTCCAAGGGGTTCCAGTACCTTCACACCAGAGACTTCGTTACCGCGCTGCGCCGGCGCGGCATCCATTTTTCCGAGGTGGAGGCGAACTCTTGGATCGCACGCGAGCAGACGTATTTCGTCGATAAGACGCCGGACCATAGCGAAAACAGGCTGTGGATGATGGCCAACATGGGGAGGGTGATCTAATGGGATTCCCTTCACCCGCGACGGACTACGTCGAGCAAAGGTTGTCTGTTAACTCGATCTGCAATGTCGGCCCAAACACGCTAGTTTTCGAGCGATCTGGTGGTTACGTTGTACTGGATATCTCCCTGAAGCCAAAGCAGGGTAGTCAGATTCTGATCCAACACGGCGGCGGGACGGAACTTGCCACGCTGAGAGGAAAGGCGCTGATTACTGAAGATGGTGAAGCGATCGATGGCGAAGCCCTGGACGATGTTACTGTCATCGGGGTCGTGACATTTACTATCTGCGATGTTCGTTCTGATAATTCTATTATTTAACTGGGGTATATATGGCGCTGAAGCTATTAGCCAATAATAACGCAAAGAGTGTGCTCGCTGCGGGTATTAGCGCGTCCGCTACCGTTATTACCGTGGGTACTGGAGCGGGGTCTTTATTCCCTTCCCCTGTATCTGGACAGAGCTATTTCAAATTAACGATAACCGATGCGGCGACGAAAACAATTTCTGAAATTATGCACGTTACGTCTGTATCCGGTGACGTGATGACAGTAATTCGTGGTCAGGAAGGAACTACGGCGCGCGTATGGTCAACGAATGACATTGTCGCGAATTTAATGACCGCCGGATCATTATTATCTTTCCTGCAGATCAGTAATAACCTGTCAGAAATTAAAGACGCAGGACAGGATGCGGTAAATGAAGCCCGTTATAACCTCGGAATATCTGATTCCTCTGGTTTTGTCGGGCGTTCACTTGGCGCGCCAAAAACTTTCTATGCAAACGGAACCTATACGCGATCAGCGCTGGCCCGTTTTGCAAAAATAACGATGGTCGGAGGCGGCGGTGGTGGTGGTGGGTGCCAGGCCTCAAACAATACAGAAACCTTCTCCGGTGCCGGCGGCGGCGCGGGGGCGACCATTATCGTATGGGTTGACCTGTCTGCTGCCAGTTCTTATGCGATTACTGTCGGCAAGGGTGGTAAGGGCGGAGTTGGCGCAGTAAGTGGTGCGGATGGTGGGGCTACCTCGTTTGCCAGCCTGTTCTCAGCTCCTGGCGGGAAAGGTGGCGTGAAGTCAGGAGTGTCCAATACCGCCGGCGGCGCCGGAGGTACGGCTTCGTCCGGAGATATCAGGATCAACGGAGGTGCCGGCTCAGATGGACAGACAGGGTCAAGCCTTCTGACGGGCAACGGTGGGGCGTCGTATTTTGGCGGCGGTGGCCGGGCGGGTTCTCAGGCCGGTATTGCTGGCGCAGCTCCCGGATCCGGTGGTGGTGGCGCTTATGACCTTGGGTTTACCGGTACGGCATTTACCGGTGGTGATGGTGCTACTGGCATGGCGATCGTGGAAGAATTCGCGTAATGGCTTACTCTCCTGCGCGACCATCGATGTAATCAGCCCACCACTGCATCATTTCTCTGCGCTTATCGAGATACTGAGCATGGTTGTAAATACCGCGCACAGATCCGCCGTTGGCATGTGCCAGCTGCACTTCAATAGCGTCAGCAGGCCATTCGTGCTCGTTCATAATCGTGCTGAATTCATGCCTGAATCCGTGACCGCTTTCCAGACCTTCATAGCCGATTTGTTTGATCACAAGCAATACCGCGTTCTCGCAGATTGGCTTCTTCTTATCGTTGCGCCCGGCAAAAACAAACTCTGAGACTGGTTTGGTGATTGAGCTTAGCGTAGTGAGAAGTTCAACCACCTGGTCTGACATCGGGACCACATGAATTTTGCGTCCCTTCATCACACTGGCGTCGATGGTGATAATCCTGTTTTCAAAATCGACGTTCTTCCATAGCATGGAACGAAGCTCTTTTGTTCTTAGGGCTGTGTAGCGTAAAACTTTGGTCGCAATGAGCGATACGATACTTCCTGAAAATGTTGCAAGTGCTTTGTTGAATGCCGGGATCTGGTCGGCAGGTAAAAACGGGAAGTTCTTCTTGCGGTATCCCTTCATGGCGTCAGCAAGGTCAGGTGCCGGGTTATATTTAGCCCTACCAGTGACAATAGCGTAACGGAAAACCTCGCCGCATCTTCTGCGGGCTTTGTTGGCTCGCTCCATTGCACCGCGATCTTCAAATCTGCGGATTACTTCCAGCAGTTGCATCGGCTCAATATCCTGAATCTCAAGACCGCCGATGATGGGTAAAATGTCGTCATCAAACATTTTGGCAAGTTCAGTTGCATAGCCTACTGACCAGACTTGCTTCTTGTGCTCGTACCATTCCTTGTAAATCGCACTAAATGAATTGTTGTTAGACGAAGCCTTTTTCGTCTTTACCGGATCGATGCCAACCGAGATGTCTTTCCTCGCAGTCCATGCCTTATCCCTTGCTTCCTGCAAAGTCATAAGCGGATATTTTCCGACGGTCAGGATTTTCTCCTTACCGTCAATCTTGTAGCGAAGCTGCCATACCTTTTTCCCTGACACAGGGACATAAAGGTACAGGCCATTACCATCGAGAAGGCGGTATGGTTTTTCTTTCGGCTTTGCTGCTTCAATCTGCTTAACGGTGAGCATGGGTAAAAATCCGGTGGGTAAAATTATTTTATCCACTTTTTACCCGTCATGGAGTGCGGCTGTCAACGATCTGACGCGAACCATGACGAACTGTGAATCTACGGGAGGCTTGATATTCAGGGGATTTTGCGGACTGGTACGGATGGGAGCGAACTGATAAATGGTGTCCCCTGCAGGAATCGAACCTGCAATTAGCCCTTAGGAGGGGCTCGTTATATCCATTTAACTAAGAGGACAATGCGGCATGAGTATACCCGCTAATGGAGTGCGGGGTAAGTACGCTGCCGCTCGATTGCTTAAACCCTCGCCATTTATGCCGGGTTTTTATAATTTTTCTTAATGTTTTCCGCACGTTCTGCTTTTTGGCGTGCTTCTGCTTTACGCTTATTGCTCATGTCGTTACGAATCTGTGCATGACTCATTAACGCGAAGATAAAGGTGCCGCCGCAGATGTTCCCCGCTAAAGTAGGTAGTGCGAAGGGCCAGATGAAATCGCTCCAGTGCAGCGTACCGTTAAACACCAGATAGAGGATTTCAACAGAACCGACCACGATATGGGTGGTGTCACCCAGGGCAATAAGCCAGGTCATCAATATAATCACCACAATCTTTGCCGCACCCGCTGCAGGAAACATCCAAACCATAGTGGCGATCAGCCAGCCGGAAATGATCGCGTTGGCAAACATCTCGCTGGGGGTGTTCTTCATCACATCCATGCCGATTTTGACAAATGCATCGCGAGTTTCTTCATTGAAGATAGGCATATATTCAAATGCCCACGCCGCAATACCTGTCCCGAGAATATTACCCAGCAGCACGACGCCCCATAACCGTATAAGTAAGCCGACGTTGCTCATTGTCGGTTTTTGCATGACGGGTAGTACCGCAGTCACGGTATTTTCGGTAAATAATTGCTGGCGGGCCATAATGACGATAATAAAACCAAAGGTATAACCGAGATTCTCCAGCAAGAAGCTGCCCGGCACACCTTCCAGTTCGACATGAAATATCCCTTTTGCCAGTAACGAAGCGCCCATCGACAGACCCGCCGCAATGGCTGACCACAGTAGCGCCATTGCGTCGCGTTCCAGCTCTTTTTCACCATCCTGGCGGATATGCTCATGAATTGCCATCGCCCGGGAGGGGAGTCGGTCTTCATCTATTTCTATTTTTTTGCCGCGCTCTTTTTCTTCGCTCTCAACTTCAATTTCGTCGCTGTGTTGATCAATTTTGTCGTTGTCCAT